CGCTGATAGTAACTAAGGATGCAGCACCAACTATATATTCAAATAACGTAAGAAAAGCAGCATCAGAATCTATAGAGTATGATTTTGATTCCTTCCTGCAACCATTACTGGCTGTAGGTATGGAAGAGGATTTATATAACATAGTCCCAACAGGTACAGGTTGGGGTAGGTCAATAAGTGTAGACCTACAGATGAACCAGATAGCTGGAGACCTGGATGATTATGCCAGCGCAGTAGAATCTACAAGAGAGGCTATGGGTGTAAAAGAGGGTAGAGACCCAGAGAAGGCATCTTACATCTGGAAGAATAAAATATATGGTAAGGGAAAATACTACGAGATTATAAAGACAAGACTTGCACACTCCACAAGTTTAGCACCATTTTGGAGTTTATTGAATGATGGAAGCGCCAATGTTTCAATGGCATCTGATATTGGTGGAACTCCATATCCATCTAGGGGGGCCCACAGGTTTGTAAATAAAGCAGAAGAGGAAATAAGAAAGTATTTCTATCTAAATTTTAGCCTTAGCAAGTACCGATATTATAAAGACAGGGAAATGGTTGAGCAAGCAGTATTTGATGCAGAGTATACACTAAATGAGTTGCAATCTGACGTAGAAGGACTAGCAGCCAATTCAGACGACATGAGAAGATTTGCTAATGAGTTGGGGGTGGATGTTGCAGAACTTAATAAGGAAACCATTGTAAATCTGGCAAGAAGAATAAAGAATGGAGAAGTTCTAAGTCAGGCTCAATACAGAATTGGTGGAGCTAGAGTTAGAGTTGGAAGACTTACAACATTACTTATGGACTTTGGTGAATAGGAGAATAATATGTTTGTAGAGAGAAAAGAAGATTTGAGCGTTTATTACTTTCTAAAGACGCTATTTGCTGATGCTCCTTTTGTAACGATAGTAGATGGATTTCCAGAAGGTGTGGATTTGAAACTTCCTACTGTTGCAGTGGAAGCTGGAAAGATAGATGTAGTATTATTTGAAATGGGTAATAGGGATGGTTTGAGAGTTAGACGATGGTATATAGATATATTTGCAGTTAACAAGTCTCAGAGAGATGAATTTGGATATAGATTGCTGGATGCCCTAAAAGACGGAATTCCGGTATATAATTATGATCAAGGTTTCCCTCCATCTGTGAGTCCTGCTAGGGAAGGTACTCTGATGGTTAACTCTAAGTCGTATAATCCGATAAGAGTGAGCGCAGATGTTGTGGATAAATTGTATTACAGAGCTACGGTTACATTCGCAGCTCAGAATGATAAGGTATAAACTCAGGTTTATAACAAACGGAGGTTTTAAAGATAAGGGTTTGCCATACATGTAATAAAGAAAAATCTTTAGACGAATTTTACAGTGGCAAATGCTATAAGGATGGGTATGACATCTACTGTAAGTCTTGTGCTAGGGCGCGTAGACTTAATAATGATAGAAACCCAATAAATCCCGTATCTAAAGGCGGAGACTTAATAATAAATAATGTTCAATTGCTATGTAAGTCCTGCAATTGCTCTAAAGGAAACAAGATGATAAAATACAGAGATGATATAAATATTATCGGGGAGGTAACAAATGGCTAAACGTCTTGCCATACCTAGTAAAGAACTACAACTTAAGGTTGTAGGCCCAAGAGATGTTTTTGCCGCATCAAGAGTACAGAGTCTAACTCTGTCTTCAACCCTACCATCTACAACAGTAGATGAATTAGGAAACCCACTACACGTAGGAGAAGTTAAGGATACACCAGAAGTAACTCTTACATTTAGTGCGTTTGATGTGGGTATTAAGATTTTTGCTGCACTTACTGGGACTAACCCAGCAGCATATCCATTAGGCGGGGTAGATATATCCAATCTTGGTGAGATTGATGCTGTCCTTTATGTAAAGGATGTTGATGTAGCAGACTATGTAAAATCAATTAGCGGAAGACGTTTACAGATTAGAGATTTCAAATTTGACTATACGGTTGATGGAGAATCTAAAGAAGATTATACCGCTGTTGGTTCAGAAAGACGTTACTTAAAGTATGACGTAATAGTAGATAAATTCACTGTTGGTACTACTTCTTTCACTTTGACACAGACACCTATTCAGTTAAAGAATGGCAATAATGCCATTACTGTAACTTTGGATGGTGACTATCTAGTGGAAGTAACCGGTGCACCGGCAACTGGGGAATATAGAGTTGTTGGTACTACCTTAACAACTGGTGATACTAGAACAGCACAGGTTTTGGCTGTATATCATGCAAACCCTGCTGGTACAAACTGGTCAGATATTGGGGATTCCTCACTTCCAGTTGCTATCAAAGGTAGAGATGTTGACGTTCAGATCGCAGCAAATGACATAGCCAGAGTTCAATCAATTTCCATCAACGGTAATTTGAATACAACTCCGGTTAAAGAATTAGGTTCAAGAGTAGTGGTTGGCTATCAAAGCCAGATACCTACAGTTGAGGGTACTATCACAGTATTAGATACTGACAATGACCTAATCTCCCTATTGACAGACGGAACTATCGCGGTAAGCGGTGGTACAGTTGAATGGGGTCCAGGCGAAGAATGTGCAGTATCTGGTCTAGCATTGAAGATTGAGCTTGTTGACCCATGTGATTACACTGGTGCAGCAACAGTCCTAAAGACTGTTTATATTCCAGACATCACAATCGTTGGAGATAGCTATACTTCAAACGTAAATAACAACGCAACACAGACATTTAATTTCAAGAGTGTGCTTGGAAGTTTGGTAGTGTATAGCGGAAGCATGTAAAGTAACAATCGTAAGATTGTAGCAATAAAGGCAGAATAAAACAGGGCTACAAATTGTGTAATAACAAGGTGTGGCCCTGTTTAATTTTAAGGATAATAGGATAAGGAGAAGAGATGGCACAAGTAAATGTAGAACTAAATGATGTGGATATAGCACCCCTGTTTGCGTGGAGCAAGGAGTTTGAGGTTGTGTCTGAGGGGAAGACAGTGCCCGTATTTATGAGAATATTGGGGGACGCAGATTTGAACAGAGCTAGGGTAGCCTCCCTTAGAAAAAGTGCTGAACTGAGACGAAACTTGAAAGATATAAATAGTGATGAACGTTTGGCGTTCATAAAGGATATTGATGATCTAACCGTAGAACAGCTAGTTGCGGTAATAGCCGTATTCTCTATGAAGGATATATCTGAGAAGGCTCAATCTAAACTGAAGATTAAACCACCTAAGCAACCTAGATCAGACGCTAAAACCGCAGTACATGAGAAGTTTCAGGAGGCAGTTGACACCTATCCCAAGAGAAGACAGGATGAACTTAGAAGTCTTCTAGAAAATGAAGTTGAGGTGCTGAAGAACACTCTTGAGCAAGAACCAAAAGAGGTATTATATAATAAGTACATCACTCTAATGATAGACGAGATGTGCGAACAGGAATTATTACGGGAGTTCAAATCCCAATGTGCATATTATGGCTCATTCAAAGATTCCTCCCTGAACGAAAGACTCTTTAGTTCCTATGAGGAGTTCTCCAATCTTCCCTCTGCTCTTAAGCAGGAGTTCGTTGTTGAATATTCAAAGATGGAGTTACAGAGCGAAGACCTAAAAAAATTGCAGCAAGTAATGCCTTAGCATCTATATGGAGCATCTCTAAAGCATTGCTTGTACCACTAGATACAAGACTAAAAGTACTTCATCAAGTACCCCATACTATAAGTTACGTAATAAGAAAGAGACAGCAAGTAGATTCCCTTTCTGAACTGCCTAAAGAAAAGCAGCCAACTAACGAGATATTATGGGACGGTTCTCCAGAAGATTTAGATGACTGGCTAGCTACAGTATTTGATAGGGGACATAAGACAACAATTACGGATATAAACTTATCCGAAGTCGAGGAATAATAACCATGACCACTCTAAAAGAACTGCAAGTTCAATTATCTTCAATAAGTGCAGAACTATCTGCATTACAGTCTAAAGCTGTAGCTATTCAGACTATAATGGCTAAAGGGTGGTCTGCGCCTGCTATGCAGGCATTAGAAGCATCACTTAAGGAAACAAATGCTCTTATAACTCAATTACAGGGAAAGAAGGTAAATGTTCTAAATGAATCCTCCCTAAAGGGTTATAATAGTTTACTAAAGTCCATAGAGACAATCCAAGCCAAGATAGCTGAACAGGCCGTAAAATTATCACAAGCCCCTGTAGGGAGCAGTATATATGATGTAAGATTGAGACAACTACAGGATTATGAACGTGCCCTAAATTCATTTGAATCCAGAAGAGCAAAGAACTATGATCCTCAGGGACTTAAATACCAATATAAAGAGCCAATAGGGCCTCCTATAGGCGACTATGGGAATGTTGGGCCTAAACAAGACCCTACAGTTCTAATTGAGAAAAAACTAAAAGCACTGGCTAAGGAATCAGCAGAGTTACAGAAAGTTATGGGCATGCGTGCTCCAGATGCCAGAGGTGTTGAGCAGGCCAGACTTGACCAAATAACTCTAGCCGTAAAGAGACTTACTGATGCTTATATTAATCTAAATAATCAGAAAGCCAATGCTTTTGGAGGATTTGGAAACGAATCTTATGGGCCTGGATATATACCCGGCGGTGCAACAAAAGGTGCAGCTACAGACACAAAACCATCTACTGGTGGAAGTTTTGATGGTATAACAACTCAGAAAGAGAAAAGAGACGCACTAATAGCACAACTTGAAGCAGAAAGACAGGCATGGATAAAAGCTAACAAAGCAATGCTGGATTATGCAAGAACGCAGGGGATTGTTAATCCTGAAAAAGCATATAAAAGCACACTATTAGGTGGAGCAACGGGCGCTTATGATATTTCCACCTTCAAAGAAAAAAATGCAATGGGGGAATGGAACACTCTTAAAGTAAAGGCGGATAAACAGGGGAATCTATCAAGCCTACAACCAGTTAAAGCACAGCAATCTTTCGCTCAAGGAATTACTAAGGATATTGGAGACCTTCTAAAATGGTCGGTGGCTATTGCTGCTATTTATGGGCCTATAAATGCCGCCTCTGAGGCTATGAAGCAACTTATAGAAAATGAGTCTAAACTAGCCGATGTATCCATTGCTCTTAATTCTAGTCTTGCTACAACTAATCAAATATTTGATGATACCTATGAAGCTGCCAGAAGATCCGGTGAAGGTGTTTCTGGTATTATTGAGGCATTTGGTGCTGCCTACACAGCAGCAGGTAGAATTCAAGACCCCATACAAAGATACCAAGCTACTCTTACTCTATTAGATGATGCTCTAGTTCTATCTAAACTTTCGACATTAGATCAGGCCGGTGCTATTGATACGCTTACTGCCGCTCTTTACCAGACTGGAACCTCTTCCGATGATGCAGCTACTAAGTTAAGCAAAGGTAGAGCTTTAATTGACCAGTGGGTTCAAGTAAGCCGTATTGCGGCGGTATCAGTTGAAACACTGGCTGTTGGCGTGGCCGTTCTTGGGGATTCTGCTGAAACAGCAGGTATGTCTCTTGAACAAATGAACGCCATGATAGCCACTTTATCTGAAGTGTCCCTATCTAGTGGCAAGGAAACAGCCAATATAGCTAAGGCACTCATTGGTAACTACCAACAGGAAAGTGCTGTAAAGGAACTTAATAGATTAGGTATTGCTGTTACTGATACTTCCGGTAAAACTAGGGAATTCCTAAGTGTTATGAAAGAAGTTGCAGCTCTTAGAAGTCAAGGACTTCTTGGAGACCAGGACTTTTCAAGACTTACCTTAGCTCTTGGTGGTGGCGGTATTCGTAGACAAAAGGACGTGGCTGCCTTCATTGAGAACTATGCCAGAATGGAACAGATTGCAGGATCACAGGGTGGTGCTGGTGGTGCATCTGCTACCGCTATGGCTAAGAAATTAGACACAGTTCAAACAGCTTCTACAAACCTAACAAGTGCGTTCACCAATCTTGCCCAGACTATGGGTAATGAAGGTGGGCTATTAGATATGTTCTCTCTTAGCATTAAGGGGGCTACTGGTTTGGTTGATGTTCTTAATGCCATTGCAGCCGCAGTAGGAAAGGTTGGGCCACTTCTATTAGGATTGGGAGTAGGTTCTATAATAATGAGAAGCAGAGCAGGGGCTGGTGGTGTACAAGCCATGCTTATGAACAACTTAGGTATGGGCGGACTAAGTTCCGGTCTTCTAACCGGCAATCTAAATCCCGCGAATGAATTTTTAAATAGAGGACTGGGCCCAGAAACTAGAAGATTTGGTGGAAATAATATGTTCGGAGCTGGAACAATGCTTGGTAGAGCTACAACTTTACCGTCAATGGCTGCCGTTCTTGGGCCTGCTATATCCAACTTAAGTCAAGGAGATACCACAGAAGCAGGTGCTAATATAGCTGGTGGTATCGTAGGAGCTTTAGCAGGCGGGCCTGTTGGAGCATTAGTAGGTTCTGCAATTGCAGAAGCATTTGTTAGAACCACTCTAACTTATGATAAGCAATTCGCAGACTTCTTTGCTGGAGCAGTAAAACCAGAAGAGGCTGGAAAACCAGCCGAAGCACAAGCAGACTTGACAAAAGAAGCTATGAAGGCTATTGGTGGGGGAAGTGAATTATTTGGTTCTCTACGTGTATTTGGTCAATTTGCTAAAGAAACTCTAAGTGCTACAACTAAAGGTGTGGGAGTTGATGAAACCGGAGCAGTTACTGGTGCAAACAAAGGAGACTTCTTCAAGTACTTAGAGGGATTTGGAAGTATATTCTCCGGTAAATCAACCCAAACTGGTGGCCCTTCAACTAGGCTTGCATCGGCATTGGAAATGCTCAAGACAGCAGACCCTAATCTGTATAATCAAATACAATTATCGGGAGCTGTTTCTGGTGTAAATACAGAATCTACAAATACAAAACTAACCCAAAAGCAAAAAGACTTATCAACTACACAAACACAAAACTATCTATTTGGATTACAGAGCAAAAAACAAGAAGAACTTAGAGGTCAGCTTATTACCGGTGATCTAAAACCTGCCGATTATCAAAATAGAATGTCAAGCCTATCTGCTTACACAACTACAGCTAACAGATGGTTAGCTGCTATGGAGACTGGCGTAGGTGGGGTGGGGGATGCTTTCTCTACAACAGAAGAAGCATATCAAGCTTTCCTAGAAATACTGGCCTCCGGTAATCAGGAATCAATAAATAACATAAACTCACAGATTGCTACTGTAATTGAACTACAGAATATAGTAGACAACTGGGATCCAAAAGAAAAGACAGTCAATATGACAATCAATGGAATGACCAAAGATTGGACTAAAGCGGAAGTTCAAACAGAAGCTAATGCCCTAACCCCCGGTATTTCAATCTCAGCGTCACAAGCTGCACAGCAAGCTAGACTATCCAATCTAGATTTGAGAAGTCCACAGGGAGGAATGGGAACAACCTATTCTCCTGGGGATGCCAGAATGATAGCCCAAGAAGCTGCTAGACTGGACAAGGTTCAGTATGCTAACCTAAGAAAAGATGACCTAAAAGCTCTGAAAGAAAGCTGGGATGAAGTATCTGTAAACATGGTAGAGGGTGGTAAGGAATTCGTAGAAGTAATCAAAGTAGGTGGTGAAAATATCAGTAAGGAGAATTGGGGTGCTGCTGAACAGAATCTAAAAGATAAAGGACTTCTTACTACGAGCGGTGGAACTGATTGGCAAGTGGGGTCAGCTAGCGCTGAGCAGTATAGAATAGCAGAAGCTAAAGCTCCGGCATTTACCAAGATGTTAGAAAGTAAGGGAGT